AACAAATGCCACATTGGACGAGGATGGATTAAACATTCTTAGACCAAGTGGATTCAAGGTACCCGCTTCATTGGGCACTTTGATACTGGCAGATAGCCGCTGTGTTCCAAAAGACCAATACCCCTACGAACCTCCCCGTGTAGGCACAGGCATACCAAACAGGGCGAAGCGGTTGAAGGCACTCGGCAACGCTGTTGTGCCACAGCAGGCGTACCCGATATTCAAGGCCATCATGGAGGTGGAGGGGTGATTTGCCTTGTGGGCGCAAATGCTTGAGGAGGTGACGGCATGAAAGATCACGGTAGCCGGATGTTCCCCTACAAGTTGGAATGTCTGGGCGTTGACCCTACGTGGCACATGTCCAAAGACGATGCGGAGCAGTATGGGAAAAACCAGGGGTACAAGTCTTGCACGGTTGAGCGACTATGCGACGACGGCGAATACAGGGGGGTGGCGTAGATGGCACATACACCGGGACCGTGGTTTGTCGGGTATAGCCCCGAATATGACATTGACACTGGGGATGACGGGCAGACCATTGGGCACCTCACCGGAAAGGATGAGTTTGACGGCACTGTGTTCTCTGTCAGGATGCTGGAAAACGGCGAAGAGGAACTCGTTTATATTGCAGAAAATATACGCAAAGAGGAAACAGCCAACCTTATCGCCGCTGCGCCGGAACTTCTGGAAACATCCGAAGCCCTTTTGGATGATGTGAGGCGACGGTATCCCGAGATTGAGACAAACGGGTTTAGTTGCCCATTCTTCAGGGCGATTGAACAAGCCATCAAGAAGGCAAAGGGGGTCTCCTGATGCACGGGGAACTAATACTCATTGAGCGGTTAGAGGCGGAGAACGCCGAACTCCTACAGGAACTTGAGGAAGCAAAGAAGGGGTACAGAGTGGCTGAACTTGGTTGGCAGGTAGAGTGTTCCAATCTGAAACAGATGAACACCGAACTCCGGCAAAACCTCAACATAACCGACCTACAGGTACAACAGTTGGTCGAACTGGTGGACTTTTACAAGGAGAAATTCAAACGGGCGGAGGCGTTGTTGGAGGAACTACAACGGCGTTACGAGCCGGAGTTGGAGTATGCGAGAGACCTTGGGAGGTGTGGGATATGACTGACCCTGTGTTTCACCCGAAACACTATATCGCCCTCGGCATCGAGTGCATCGACATGATCTACGCCGTCTCAACGCCGGAAGAGTTTTGCGGTTACTGCCGTGGATGCGCCCTGAAATACCGCTTCCGTGCCGGGGAGAAAGGTGACGCATTGGAAGACATAGCGAAGGCGAAACAGTACGAGCGGTGGTTTGAACTGGTAGCGTCCGGCGACATTGGCGACCGGAAACCGAGTGAGACCGTGGAGGTGGAGTAGATGCGTAAACTACTCCTACTTCTGCTCGTTGTCACGGTGGTCGTAACAGGAGCGAATCTGCACCTTACCAACGTCATTGAGACGCAACGTGACATGTACACCCGTGACACAGCACTCGCCTACAACGCCGGAGTCAAACACGGCATTGAGCAAGCGGTGGACTCGTCACCTGATGTGGAGGCACTTACCACACTGTTCAGCCGATACCCCGCCATCGACGACCCCGAGCACTACGCCCGTTGCGTTGTGCTGTCGAGTGCGAGACACCGTGTGCCGATGGTGGTGCTTGCAGGCATGGTCTTGCAGGAGTCATCGGGCAATCCCGACGCGCGATCCAGTTGCGGGGCAGTCGGTTTGACACAAATACGGTGGAGATATTGGGGCGAGACACTTAAAGACGCCGGAATTTGTGAGAAGGAATCAGACCTGCTTGAGCCGGAAACATCCATCGAGGCGGGGGCGTACATTCTGCGGACGCTGATAGACACTCACGGAGACATTGACGGGGCACTCCGGCACTACTCCGGCAATGCCAGGGGATACACCGACAAGGTGATAGGGAGGGTTGTGGGGTGAAGCACATTGTCTCCTTCTCCGGCGGTAAAGACAGCACAGCGATGCTCCTGATCCTCTTGGAGAAGGGGTGGCCTGTAGACGAAATACGGGCTTTCGATTCCGGCTGGGAGTTTCCGCAAATGTACGACCATTGGCGACAAGTAGAAGAATACATGGGGATGCCGATAACCATAGTTCGCCCAAAGAAGTCCTTCGTCCATTGGTTACTTCACCAGAGGGTGATTGCTCGAAAGGGTGAAAACAAAGGAGAGGTTCACCGCATTGGTAATGGTTGGCCTTCGCCTATGCGGAGATGGTGCACGGGGCGAAAGATTGATGCTTTGTATAAGGACAGGCGTGATTGTGTCTGGTATGTAGGACTTGCCGCTGATGAGAAAGACCGGACGTATAAATCTGCTTCAGAGACCAAAGCCGAAACTCGTGTTTATCCGCTCATAGAGTGGGGTATGGATGAGTCAGATTGCTTGGAATACTGCTACGAGAAGGGGTTCCATTGGGGAGGGCTTTATGAACACTTTAAGAGAGTCTCGTGTTTTTGTTGCCCATTACAGCGGTTAGGGGAATTACGCAAACTCCGCAAATACTATCCTGAACAATGGGCGCAGATGCTTGAGTGGGATAGGGCAATCCCGGTCAACCGGGGGTTCCGTGGTTACGACACAGTGGCAGACCTTGAGCGGTATTTTGCCTACGAGGATGCGCAGGCGGAGTTTTGTTTTGTTGAGGCAGAGGGGCATGAAGAACAATGAGTTCTGACAAGGTGATAGGGAGGGTGACAGGATGAAGGGGAAGATTGATAAGGACGGGTTCCTGTGGATAGAGCGCAAGGGGAAATGGACAAAGCAATTCTGCCCATTTATTGGCGATGACTGGTGCGGTCAGTGGTGCCTCCTGTTCGGGGAGCCGGAGTTTATTGATGGACATCCACGGCTTTCGCTATGCAGAAAGGTTTTAGAGTTTGTCTCATTAGTGGACGAGAGGGGGCAAGAGTGATGAATGAGGTGGTGATAGGGAGGGTTTGGGGATGAACATACAAGAGGTACTCGCAAAACACAAAAAATGGATTGCGGACGAGGAGGGCGGCCAGCGTGCTGACCTACGGGGTGCTGACCTACAGTATGCCGACCTTCGGGGGGCCTACCTACAGCGAGCCGACCTTCGGGAGGCCTACCTACAGCGTGCCGACCTAAAGAGTGCCGACCTACAGGATGCCGACCTACGGGGTGCCGACCTGCGGGATGCCGACCTACGGGGTGCCGACCTGCGGGATGCCGACCTGCGGGAGGCCTACCTAAAGGGTGCCGACCTGCGGGAGGCCGACCTGCGGGGTGCCTACCTACAGGATGCCGACCTGCGGGATGCCGACCTGCGGTGTGCCGACCTACAGGATGCCGACCTGCGGGATGCCGACCTGCGGGATGCCGACCTGGATTTCTCTTGTTGGCCTCTATGGTGTGGTAGCAAGGGTGTCATAGTAGACCTTAAAGTCGTGTACCAACTACTTGCGCATGTGGCATGTCTTCAGTGTGACGATCCGGAGTTTGTAGAAATTAAAAAGGCCATCATGCCGTGGGCGGTAAAGAGCCACAGAGCAATGGATTTGGGACTTTAGCCATGGAAGGAGAAGTCTAACCATGTATGAGGTGCGGTGGAGTTTAAGCAGCGGTGAGGAGTGCGAGGAGTCGTTTGATGAGTCATTCGATGCGTGGAAGAAGTTTCACGCAATCGCTGATAGAGACGATGTTGTGTCGATAGGGCTTTACGCAATCGACAGAAATGGTGGGGAGCATGAGATGGAGTGTTGGAGCCTATGAAAACCTGCGGGAACTGCTGGTGGTACTGCGATGAGGCTTGCGTGGTGAGTGTGCCTTGGTGGGCTGAGCATGAACGCCCTCTGCTGATAGGACACGGCGTAGCATCACGGGACAAAGACTGCCCCTGCTGGCGTGAAAGGTGGGTGGAAGCGCACAAACATACAGAAGGAGGGGAACTATAGATGGCTAGGATGACACTACGGTGTGAGGTTGCCAAGGAGCCACGGGTGTTCAACTATAAGGACAAGGAAGGACTCAACCTGTGGGTGCAGGACTTGGATGACTCTAAACTAAAACTAGGACTCACAGGGTTTGATACAGCATCATGGGAGCCAATCAATGTGGGCGATCAAATGGAAGTGGTTGCCAAGGTTAGCAAGCGGAAGAATAACCGGAGTGGTGAATGGGAGTTTCAGTTCATCATCGACAGTTTTAAGCACATTGGTTCCGCTAATATCCCAGAGGAAGCGGAAGAGGAAGCGGAAGAGGTTGACCTCCCATTTTGACGGCTAAGACCCCTAAAACTCCACGGAGCAGGGTTAAGTCCGCACTAAGGCAACTATGGTTGCGGTCAAGGGAAAGAGCGTCCGCACTTAAGAGGGAGAAGTACACCTGTCAACGGTGCGGGAAGAAGCAGAGTACCGCCAAGGGGAGGGAGGTTAAAGTAGAAGTGCATCACGCCAATGGGTTGGATTGGGATGCATTGGTTGAGGAAATATACTGTGGGCTTCTACCTAACCCCGACCAACTAGAGGTACTATGTCGGGAGTGCCATAAGGAGTTGCACCATGGCAAGGACTGAACACATCTTCCGCAACTACGTCCGCAACAGGGAGCATTACGACAAACACAAGTCCTACATTGCCGACAGCGTGCTCTCACGCGACCCCACCGTGTCACCTGTTATGTCCGTGGGGTGTCATAAACAGCCACAGTTGGCGGTGGTGATAGCGTGGGAAAATTCGCCGTCATTGGGACGCATGGAAGAAGCCATTGAGTTTGTGGAGAATGCCATGCTGTATATTGAACAGAGATCGCCACGGACATACACGGTGATGCTGTTGAGGTACATGGTGGGTATGAGTAGTCGGGAGATATCCGAGATGTTGGGGATATCCGAGGGTGCGGTACGGCGGAGGTTGCGGTACGGAATTAAACTAGCGGAAAGGAGTGGCAGGTAAACACAGGGGAGGGGCACTTAGCCTCTCCCCTTTTTTGTGCCAACCTGTAAGCAGCTCTTACACGTTCAACTGTCAAGGAATCCTTGGTAGTTCAATTATCCGGGAATACCGGACAGTTCAGACGGTGACGAATTGTCACCGCTTGACCATTTCGCTGATGTCCACGAGATGGTCAGATGGTTACATTTTGTAACCGCTTGAGACGATAAAAGCCCCCCACCTTTCGGCAGGGGGCAACCCAGGGGGGAGGGTTAGCGGATTAGACATGAGGGGTATCTACCCCCCATGTTGACCCCCATGTTGACCACGGAAGTCACCACGGAAGTTTTGATTTGATCCAAGTGACTATAGGGTCTTTGTACCAACACACCGCAAAACCGCAAGCGAAGCCCATCATGAAGCCTATCACGAATCCCATGTCATCATCTCCTTGATATAATCTTTACGTGTTTTGAATGCGAATACGTACCGGATATATCTGTTAACCAACAAATGCCCGAAAATGGGGTCAATGTTGGTTATCATTCTGTTCAATAAAAATGTCCACCGGAAAACGTTACTACGACTGGCTATTTCCGCACTTCTGGGTAACGTTTTGTCCAGTATGCAGTACATAATAAGGTGGCAAGTTGTAAGTCTAACTTACAGGTTGACGGGGAATACGTAAGTTTCCTATGTATCCGGCGTTATTCTGTCAATGGTGGGGAAATATTTACCGTCCCGCAATGAAACCGAGGGCGAAGGCTCCGACGGCGTAGAGGAAGAGGTTGCGCTTGTTTGCCCGTCTTTCCGCATTAATGGAGTCCTCCAACTCCTGCAACTTTGATCTAAAGAGGTCATTGGAGGTCGTCACTTCCGCTCGCAACTCTTCGTAGGCTGACTCCCACGCTTTAGCCTGTGCCTTGTACGTCCGCACCATCGCAAGTGTGTCACGGGCATCCTGCTCCGTACACCAGTATCCTGGCTCCTCAGAAGTCCACCCGGCTGGAACTGCCTTCCACTCGGCGGAACTCTGACAACTCAGCGTTGAGAGCATCAGCAACATCGTCACGAGTAAGAGTGCTAATTCCCTGCTTAACTGTCGCACGGATAGATTCGACCTCCTTTCGGACTTTCTGGTCGATACGGTTGACCCTCTGCTCTAGAGCCTCTATCTCAAACATCATCTCTTCCACGATGGGGTCAACAGGCGCAGGCTTAAACAGCCACCATACCAACAGGCCCCCGGCGAGTATGGCTAAAAATATAAGCAACCACTTATATTTGGTCATAACACCATCCCCTCGACTATCTTCTTGTTCTCGACCATGAACGTGCCGTCCTCATTGAAATACACCACGGCGAATCCATGATTCCATTGGTTCCCCGGCATGAACCTGGGGTGCAGGTCACACAGACAACCCACTCCCCAACAGCCGTAAACATCGCCGGAAATATTCTGCCAGTAGTATTCCTGCGTCCGGTGAAAGTGACCGAATATAACGTTGTCGCCTGTCCGGTCTTTCATGAGTTTTGCAATGTTAATTGCGCCGAATCCTATACGGTACTCGTGCCCGTGAATGTGATAGAGTTGTCCGTAATGAGGCCATGAGCCTGTCAATTGCTTCTCTTCTATTGCGGACACGTAACGAATATCCCATTGGTCGAGCGCCAGGATTTGATCACAATCCAATCCGTCCACGCCCTTGATGGGAGTTCCGGACATGAACGCTTCCCATCTGCCGGACACGTGGTTCCCGCCTTCGAAAACTATCTCCGCATTCGGGAAGTCGCTTCGAAGTTGTGACAGAAAATCCTTCGTCTTTTCAACCTCATCGGCAATGTCATCCTCTTCCGGATCTCGGGTGAAGAAGGAAATCTTATGGAAGTCCAACACGTCACCTAGCAGGTATATCCTGTCCGGCTGAACGTCTAGAGCGTATCTATAGGCGACGGATAAAGCCTCTTCGTCATGGTGGGGAATGTGCAGGTCGGCTAGAATAATTTCGACGGACGCTATTTTTTTCTGATACTTCGGAGCCGGAATAACAAATGGTTTACGTGTAGCCTTGCCGTAAACTCCGGCACGTTTAAGGACACGTCTGACCTGTGCCCGTGAAGTCCCGTATTCTCTCGCAAGTGTGGTAATTGGTATTGACGTATCGGTCGTAAACCTTGCGACTATTGCATCAGCCTTCGTCGCTACCGTCATTGGTTTCCTCCCACTCGTGATTTGATATTCCGTACTGCCTGTCTACCCTGTGTTCGTAACCACTCTTGAGGAAATATCCCCCGTAGATCGCCGGAGTAACGATTGACAGGAGGGACGCTATGTTCGGAGGGATGTCCCTGCCCCGGAACAGGAGAACACTCATCATCGTCATCAGAAACAGCGTGAACGAGTACACCAGAGGCTTGCTCGTGGGTATTGCCGATATGTCCTTCCATTTCTTCATCATCTGCATAATCCTTTGCCTCCCCCTTGACACGAATAGCGGTGAATCGGCAGTCCTCATCTATCACAAACGAAAACGCATGAACCCCCGCCGTCTGAACGACAGGGGCATCAAAGGCAATAAATGACAGGATGACGGACTCGCCTATTTGAGGCATCTGCCCAAGTACCACGCCACGCCAACAATGGTTGCTAGTTCGGCAAAGTGGAGGTAGATCATCTTGTCTACCTTTTCTTCCACCCTGACGATTGTGCCGTTCTGTTTCTTTTGCCACCCCTCAAGGTTTTCTACCCGTTCCTCTACTCTGCCCACGCAGACCTCAAGGTCGCCCACCCTGTTGGTCAGTGTTGGTTTCGTCACCCATGCCACCTCCTGAGTTTTCCTGTCATGTGCGTGTCAACGTGGACAAATGTCCGGTATAATCCCAGCCCGCCGAGGCAGGATAAGCGATGTTCGTAGTACGCCTTCATGATCAAGCGGTGCAGTTCCCTTGCCGTGATTCCCCGTGGCACTAAATCCGCCGCCCTACCCTGAACGTGCTGGCTGTCCGGCACTCCCCCGACCCTGGCGTTGTGTTCGGGGCACCTGTAACCGGAACTTACGATCAGCGGGATTTCGAAGCCCTTCTCCCTTGATGCGAATGTCCGTATCTGCTGACAAAGGACAGGGAGCCGGGGATCTAATACGAGTTTCCCGCAGTGTTTACACCGGAACTCGTCATCCCGGAAGTTGGGCGTGACGCTCATGATTCCAGCCCCACTTTCTCCGCAAGGCCGACCACTCTTTGGTGTATCCATCCCCTGAAAAAGCCCCGTTGCGAAGCATCCTTGTGGGCTATCCAACTGAACTTTTCCACCCTGTTCATGAGAACGTCCACGCAGAGATAGCGGAGCAGGAAATGAGACTCAAGGAGCGGATACCTGATGGTCAACTCTTTGTCCAACTCCAGCACCCTTAACAAAGCACCTTCCGTCATGGGGCCGAATGACCCGTCAACGCTGAGCGGTTCGCCGGGAAGGATGCTGTTTAGGGCTTCCTGCAAAAGTTGAACTGCCCCGCCCACCCCGTGGTTGATTGCGCAATCGAACATAATTAGATCAAGAGGGGATGGCAGATTGTCGCCTTTGACGGGGTTCCAGTAGCCACGCCGATAAATAGTTTTCGCATGGTCAACGGTAAGTGTCCTGACCGTAACCCCTTGCGGAACCCACCCTTTAGCCTGTGCGGAACGCAAGGTGCCCTCTGTTATTCCAAGGTTTGTTGCCCCGCCCCTGTCGTTGGGGTCGTTGCCGTATCCACCTTCGAAACCCAGCGTCATGCGAAACGCCCGTTCAAAGACCATTTCCATCACCCCACCTCCTTAAAATAAAGCCCCCTTTCGGGGGCAGTCTTTAACTATTCCGCTGTATTAATCCCTGTCGGGTGTAAATTGTGTTCGTATCAGGTAGGTTAACAGCGCACCTAAAACGCCCGCCCTACGGCGACAATTTTACTCTTCTTCCTCCATCGCCTCCCAATCCTCCGGTTCCTCCGGTAAACCCTCGCCCCATGTCAGCCTGCCGTCCTTGAAAAACTCTTCCCAATACTTCTCAAACTCTGCCATGTCCTCGTCTGCCCACGGGTGCATCAGCGAGCATGCACCGTCTCCGGCGACACATGGAGTCACGTCTACCCGGCACTCACCTATGGACGGGGTGTCTGCCGTGACAGTCTCGAAAACTCCCATGTCAGAAAACCGCAAAATTCCCATCTAACTCACCTCCACAAAAGCGGGGCGCGCGCCGAAGTAGCTGCTCGCGCTGGAGCGGGGAACAATGAGGGTCACGACGAACGCCCCCACGGCGGACGCACCGTACCAGTACCCGGCGCGGAGGGCAACGGTCTCAACATAGAGGTCACTTCCACCTGCCGCGGGGTCCCGCAGATAAATCCTGTCATTTCCGTGCGCTGCCGCCTGTCCTCCTGCCGGAGGCGCGATGCCCAGTGCGACTAGTATCTCCGGGGTGACAATTACAGAAATTCCATCTGGCCCGAAATTGCCGAAAGCGTCATTGGTGTATTGACTCCCCACTGACCTGTTTGCGCAAGTTGTTGCCAGCCTGATTGGCGTACTGCCGTCTCCTGCACCTGGCGACCAGTGCAGCGTTGCGCCGACACCCGTATCAGCACCGTCAGACGTGTCGCTTGTGAACGTCACCTCGGGGGCCACGAGAGAGCCATCTACCCCGAAGGCTTTCCAGAGAACCGAGTCGCGAGTGAAATCAAGCGAGTTGTCAGCAGCATTGTTCGCGGGTATCACCTGGATTTCCCCGCACGCCTGCCTGAAACCATTAACCCACTCGTAAATGTTGCCGTTCAGCCCGTGTATCCCCCACGGAGAGCCGTCGTGCATCCACGAGAGAGGCCCCGTGCCCTCGGCTACTCGTGCTATTTTGTTGCTCGAGAAATAGCTGCCGACGGCGTAATTCAGAGGCGAATCTGCCTCTCCTGTGTTCCTGCCATAGTAATTATTGCCCCCGGGTTGTATCCCGAAAACATTCTTGCACCACAGCGCCAGCAGCGCCCATTCAGCGTTAGTCATCAGGTGCCACCCTGTCCCGAGATTGGCACCACAATAATCGAGCGAGTTGTCAAACGTCGGGGATGGGTTAACCGCGCCGATTAGTGAGGTGTAACTCGTCGCCATCGGGTCAACGCCGTAGAGCGAAACTCCCAAGTGTTTTGAATTGGAATAGATGGAACATCCCTTGTACTTCCCCACAAAAAACTCGTCCAGCACATCCTCCCCCACGATGAACGCCGGGTGGGGATCTGTGTTCGTCCCTGTCCCCAGCACGTCCTTCACGCTCATTTGGGGTATTCTGACCATAATGGATGGGAAGTATTTGCCGTTGCCGTCACTAACCCACTTCACGGTGTTTTTCCCTGCGGACATCTCTTCCATGAGCGAAGTCCAGTTATTACGCTCTGTTTCTGACGCGAAGCCGGCTGTATCCAGTTCCAGCACTCTTTGAGTGAGCGACCACTCGAACTCACGCCGTCTCTGGTCGATATCCTGTAGGGTGTCCCTCGTGCGCCAGATCGTCGTGACCGCTTTTTTAACCCTCGCATCCTCAGCATCCGCAAGGTCGCGCGAATTAACAATCACCTGATAAAATTCCGCTGCCCCAGTGGGCTGACCCACCGTAGCCGTGGCTAGAC